GCACTTGCATCATCAACACCAAGCGATGTACCACTTGTTGCCGGAGAAGGAGCAACCGTTACTGGAACTCTTGATAGATCCGTATGAACTCTTGTCATTTATTAAGACGTGGTAACTTGTATTTTGTGTGTTATAGCCAGTGAATCACCTGCAACTACGTTTACTGCTGAAAAGACCTGTCTTGCAACAAGTACTCCACCTGACGTAACATTGTTTAAAATTCCTTCTTCAGTTATCGCGAACGTTCCCCCTGCGGTGATTGTGAATATTTTTGCCCATTGTTCAGTATCTCCTGTTGTTGTGGTTGTGGCATTAGTAACTGTCGCTGCACCGCGTTCTCCACCATAAGTTACGATTTCAGATTCAAGTGTGGTGTTACCTGCTGCTGCGCCTGTTGTTCCAATCCCAATTGCAAGACATGTTGCTGGAGTGGTAACTGTACCCCCTAATTGATCCGCAACGAGCTTCTTGCCCACTGTAGTGATAAGATTATGGCGTGTAGAAAGAGTTGTCCAATTCCCGAATAGATAAGGAATCTTTAAATCGACATTAAATAAAGATTTAAATAACTTCCAAACCTCATTTTCTTGGAACATTCGTTTTACTTTTCCATTTTTATCTCTTAACTGCATTTCTGTCCATCCTTTTACTGAATATTGTGTTTTAAACATACTTTTATATTAACTAATAAAAAAAGCACTCCACTCTTACGAGTAAGTGCTTCGGTATTTCCGTTAGCCTATTTTAATTATAGATTTTTATCTACCAATAATCAAATATCAATTCTGCAAATATGTATCATCGGGCAATTCAGCTACATTTTCTCTATCTAAATTGATATCTGTTATGCTTGACATTGCTTTCTTGAAATCTTTATCTACTGATTGTTCACTTTGAGTGAGTGGAATAGGTTTTTCCCTGTTTGATTTATAGATTATTGATACTTTTCGTGCCCATAATTCATGGAATTGGCGAGGAAGTCCTGCTGAAGTAGTTGTTGGATCTGCAGAAAGGTCTGTTGAACCTGAGAGAGTTCCGGTAGTTATATCTGCAGGAAAAACTATCTGCCATAACTGAAGTCCTAACGTACATGCAGTGATTGCACCTGAATATATCCATAATGACTTTCGAAATATATCGTAGAATGCTTTTCCATCTTCATTTGCAAAATGAGCAAGTATTTCATCCTCATTTGTCGTTCGTTTATATTTATTGATATCAAATTCATTGAGTGGTATCCAATTCGTCCCATCAAGTTTAGCCTCTACTTTCTTTACTTTGAGGATGTTTTCAGGTAATGAATACTCACGTTTAGTCATATCTGTTGCATCAGACGCAACCAAATCTCTAAATGCAATCCCACCGAAGAAATCTTCATCAACCTTAATTATCTCTTTTGCGATGTCATCTTTGACTGTATTTGCCACTAAAACAATCTCAGCATCACTGAATGTGGTTGAGTTAGTGCGAGTATAAAGTCGCACAAGTGCTGCAAAGTTAGTACCTGTCATATTTTAATTATACAGGATTACAAATTATTAGGCGAGAGCTTCTTCAACTGAAATGCCATTTTTATTTGCTCTAGCAATATCAGTTCTGAACGCCATTCCTGCTGCAACTGTCTGTTTTTGTGAGTTCATTACGACCTCAGCAACTTGGATTGGAACTTCAACGTATACCTGTTTTTGGATGGTGTATCGATATCCATTAAGGGTAACTGATGTTCGTGTTCCTTCTGGTTCTCCTTGTTCAAGAGGAATCATGATAGTTACTTTAGGTTGAGAATGAAGATTCTCTTTCATTGCTTCAGCTTTTGACTTGTGAGTTTGAATAACCTTTTTCATCTCTTCTTGATTTGCAGGTTTTGTAAGTTTTATTGCTGCTTCTCTTGCATCAAGTTCTTCCTCACGTTTCTTTTGTGCTATTGCTTGTGCTTCAAGAGTTCTCTTCATCTCTTCCATTTGAAGCAAGGCTTTTTCTAGTTTCTCGTCTGGAGTTACTGGAGCTGGAGGTGTACCTGTGTGTGCTTTGGCTGTAGTCATACTATTATTATAAAGTTTTAAATAAGCATTGTCAAATACGCAAAAAGAGCATAGTCATTTAAACTATGCTCTAATTGGGTTTATTTGCTTTTAGGTTGTTGTCAAAGCTGCAACTGTCGCAAAACCTGTACCGGCTACGGTATAAGCATTGAGAAGTGAAGCATTTGTTACAACTGCTGTTCTAATCGCTGTCAAATCTACCAACATTGCTGCTAACACTGCTTGTAGTTGGCTATCGTTGAGAGCCGATCTTTGTGAAACTGCTGCCATATTACTTTAAAATTAATGTTTTTATAAAATTGTTAAGCTGTCACACCATGTTGCACGATAACTCCAAAGTCCTGATTCAGAATCTTAGCAACGAATGTCGCTTTCCATCCTGATGTCGCTCTTTGATTGAGTGGATCTGCTGTTCCAGATGAACCTAAAGGTTTAACAATGTTCTTTAGAGCTTCACCTGAGATTCTTGTTATTCCGTAAAAGTCTCTACCAAAGATAGGTGTGTAATAAACTGGAACTGTTGCACCTGATCCTGCTGTTGCATTCAACTTAGCATTTGTGGACATAACGAAACGTACTTCATCGATTGAACCTACTTCATTTGGCATGATATCGCTCTTATTCGGGTATTTACTTACTGGAATAAATGCACTATCACCTTTCAAATCGTACAAAGTTTTTGGATGTATGATACCAATATAAGCTGGCATGATTGGTGTTGTACCGTAAGCATTTGTTGGATCAACCATTCTCATGATTGGCTTTGCGTTGTTTGTTTGTAGTGTTCGAACTGCTTCTCTTGCTTCTGCTGCGCTCATCACTGCTGATGCAATTATAACTGTTGTTGATGTTGCTGTTCCCGCATACTGAATTGTTGTTCCTGCTGAGATAACATCTCTTGTAAGTTGGTCTAACGTATCACCTGCTTGATCTCCTAATAGTTCGGCTGTCTCTGTAAGTAAAGGATCAAGAGTTGTGAATTGAACTTTATCAGACATGGTAACGAAGTCACCATACTGTAAAGGAACCGCAACGATATCAGTCACTGCAAGTACTGATCCTGCTGGTGTTGTTCCTTCTGTTAATGCTGTTGTTGCAGCACTAAGGTTTGTGTACTTTCTGAATTTAATCGTTTGTCCTGCATTTGCTGGGATATCACGAACCTGTGCCCAATTCTGATGGACAAAATTTGCAACTGCTCTTGTGAGCATAACGCGATCATAAAAGTCTGCGTATGGACTTGTTGACGGAGCTGGTGTTACCACACCCGTTGTTGTCATTCCTGCGGTCATAGTCTTTAAAATGTGTACTGACTTCTATACCAAAAAAAAGCACACCCCTTCAGGTGTGCTTCGGTACTTCCGCCAGCAATTAAATAATACTTTAATTATAATTGAATTACTGAGCGCGTGTCAATAGGATTATGCTCTACCAGTCTTTACTTTCTCTGCAAGTGCCTCAATATCTTTAGAACTCATTGAGTTATAATCTACTTTTGTTGTTGCACTTGAAGGAGTTACTGTAGCTCCATCTCCCCCACTCTCTCTTGCCTTTTTATCGGCAAGTCGAGCCTTCTCTGCTCCTATCTTTTCAAGATGTGGTGCAATCGCTTCCATGACGACTGATTTGACTGGAAAACCATTTCTGATAAATCCTATTCGATTTGGATGAAGAACCCATTTACGAATTTTCTCTTCAAAAGGTCTGTATTCCGGATGTTCTGCAATGATAGCGGTTACTTCAGATTTAACTGCCTGAGTTGCTGCATCGTTTTTAATTGGTTGAATTCTTGCTTCAACGGCTTTAGTAATAGCTTCACTTACTGCTTTAGAATCTAATGTATCAAGATTTTCAGGTATCTTATAATCATCATCACCTTTCTTCTCTACATTACTTATTTCTGGTTCATTATCCTTTTCCTCTAGTGGAGGAATAACCTTTTCAGGTGGAAGAGGAGGAGTCGCGGGTGGTGTCGTTGGTGGCACTACTGGTGTGACTGGTGCTGCTGGGGGAGTTTCCTGTGGAGGAACTACTGGTTCTGTCATATAAACATTATAATAAAATGATAATTATTAAGCAAACGGATCGAAACTTATTTTTCCTTCATCAGAATTAATTTCAATCTGTCCTATCATAATCTCAGGGAGATTCATCATTTGAGTACAAAGGTTTATTTTGTCACGAATCCTATTCAAATCCTGAATTGTCTGGATGTCTTTAGATAGAAGCTCATTATTGTGGAACTCAATCTTCTTCTTGTAATACAATACAATCCTTTTCCACGCTGTATGATTCAATAATTGAAGAAGTTGATCTTTAGCAATTGCTGCCTCTTGTTGAGTGTTATATGTTATTTTAGGTTCTTTCTTTGGTCTACTCATCCTTGTGTTGCAACATTAGTTGCTGCTACGCTGGAGGGAGTCATTGTCGTCGGATTCTGCATAGAGGGTGTTGTTGGACTCGTTGTCGGTGTTGTTGAAGTAGGAGAAGCAAACAGTTCAGGTTGTTTCTTCTTCAACATTAGTTGAGTCTTATGTGCAAGTATATGCGCTGCCTTTGCTGCTGTCTCCGCAGCCTTACTATGAATCTGAAGATGTGCATAATCATCATCATGGGGAGTAACCATAGTCATTTTGTTCTCACTTAGGAATTTGTCATTCTCATCTTGTGCAATAAGTTCATCTACTGATGCGGGATAGACTATATTGACCTCATCTGGTTCAAGTCCATTGAGTTTAGCAAGTTTCCGTTCAAAGTATTTCTTTCCAAGTGCATTGGGAGAAGCAATTACAGTCTGCGCGAATCCATTAAGAAGAGTTCTATCCTTTAATCTGAGATTCTCAGCAACGGTCTTACTCTCGATCTTTATATCTGGATCTATTTTAAACGTAATGTTTTCTTTTGTGAGTGTTCTGAACTTATTTCCCATTGAGCCTGCAATACGTATTACTTTATCATCAACTCCATCAGCCATGTGTTCTTTATAGATTCGATACCATTGTTCCCAGAATGCACGTTCACTCCATCCGAATACCTTTGCGGTCAATGAATAGCGAGTGTCCACTTTTGAGGAAATAAGATTAAGTTCACCTAGTGTTCGTTTTTCATCACTTACTGCGCCCTGTTGCATTTCTGGAGTAGCTGTCGCACGCTGTACTGATGCGTCAAGAGTTTGAAGTATCCAATTTGCCATTGCTTGACTGTTGAGAGCCTTGTTCATTGGTTGAACTGCGCCTCTTACATCTCCCTCACCAGTTATCGCGACATACTTATTCATTCTAATTGCCATGAGTTCAGCTTTACTCTTTACTCTTGATTCATCGTATAGATATGTAGGATATTGATCTGCCTTCATTCCTTGTAATGCAAGATTAAGAACAACTGAACGATGCCGTTGTTTATCCTCGATAAGATCAGGAACAGAAACACCTTCCCACGAATGGGAGTTAGGATACATAGGACGATCAATAAGTCCAAATGTTTTCCCTGTCTCATCAATCTTAATTACTTTTGATTTGTTATTCGCGAGTGTAACGCAGACTTTCTTTTCCTGCCAATAGGTATACCATTCAAGTGCATTTATTCCTTCACTATCCCCTAAATCCTTTTCACTTAGATTTTTTATGCTATCAAGACCTGCTGCTCTATCTCTTGCCTCATTTGCTTCTTTAAGAAGTGATTTTATTTCTTCTCCTGCTTTTAACTCTGTTGTATTAATGTATCCTTTATCTTTTTTTATATCTCGTCTTGCAAGTGAAATATCACGTCCTCCGAATCGTAATGCTCCTCTACCCTTAATATCTCCTGCAACTGAAATAGCCTTTGGATCTCGAAGAAATGTCATTGGATCTATAAGTTCAGGAATAGGACAATTAAATTGTTTCTCACGATTAAATTCGAATAGTTTTACAAGTCCTCTTCCAAAGAATGAAGCATCCCAATCCCAATAATAATCAAGAACATCCTTCTGCATGGTCTCATAATCGAACTGTGCCATTGAAGTGAGGTTATCCCCTGTTTCATCATCTCCTTCTTCACGTCCTAAGAAGGAAACTCCAAGTCTGTCGTTATAGAGAGACGCAAGTACTGTTTGATGCACAGTAAACATGAGTGGATCTCCTACTAAATTCTTATCACGCTTCTGATTGTTATAGAGCGCAAGTCTTTCAAGACCTACTTGTATTCTCCCTTGTTGGTGTCCCCAACAAAGAGCATATTCAAGTTGAATCTGCTTAATAAGTTTTGAATAATCAACACCTTCTTTTGGATTATCTGCCATAGTTTAATTATATACTAAAATTACTTGACTTTCTTTTTGCATTTTGCACGTTTTTCCTTATCATCTCTTTCCTTAGTCGCAACAAGAGTATCAACCGTTGTTTCCATAAAGTTCTGAGTAAGTACTGCAAGTTCTACCATTTGAGGCTGTGTAAAGCCCTTCTTATTCTCAGGGTGCATTATCGTATATCCCTGATACCAATTACCCTGCCAAAATGCGATGAATTGAAACGCATCACCCATCTTCTGTAGTAAGTAAGGAACTTTCTTGTATTCACCTTTTCTGAGGATTGTGAGGTGTCCTTTTTGACTTTTAGAAGGATCAAATTTAGTGTCAACCTTTCCATCCATTGCTAAATCTTTGTTTAATAGAACCTTTTTTTTAGACATACGTTTAATTTAATTATAATTGAATAATAATTACTTCGCAAACCAGATATTCTTCTGAATTTTCCTATCCCCACTTATAACTCCAAGATAAAGATCATACAAATCATCGAACCATTTTTGATATTCCCACTTAATATTGCCCATTAAATAACGTTCGGCATGCTTCCTTATTGCCATACGGTCAAGATTATCAACCATTGACAATGCCTTGGTGAAGTCACGAAACAAGTCACATCTAAATCCTGTTACTCCGTTAACATTGTATTCAGGAAACACCCCAAAATTAGTCGTGAGTATGGGAGTGCCACTGAGCATTGCCTCAACTCCCACTCCTCCAAACGGTTCAAGATAAAGAGTAGGAACAAGCACTGCAGTTGCGCGACTCATCCACCACGACCTCTGTTCAGGATTAAGAGTGCCTAATAGTTCTACATTCTTACTCTTTGTGTCAATCTTTCCTTGACCTGCCATGTAGAGCTTATACTTAGAACGATATGCTGTAGCGAGCTTTGCTACGATATTTATGCCTTTGCGAGGAATGAATCGTCCCACATAAAGAATGAACGGCTTACCATCTTTATCGACTCTATCAGCCTTGTTTATCTTCACTGCTTCAATAGGAAACTCCGATTCTCTGAAGTAATTAGGAATCGTTCGATCATAGAACTTTCCATCTGGAGTATCTTTACCGACTCCTTGCAATCCTCCAACGAAGTTTCTCATATAATCACTCTCAAAAGCTCTAAAACGTGCTGTAGTTCCTCTATAAGCAACACCTGTTTCCACAGTAAGCAACATTTCAAGCACATCTTTTACTTCTTTGTGAAAGTCACCCATTGAAAGAATAAGGAAATCATCACGTTTTGCTCTTGATTGAACCCCTGCTATCTGATGAACCATGAGTTGTGCCACTAGTTTCTTTCGTTTATCTGTATCAGGTTCATATCGATAGGACACTTCCTTTTGCCAATTATATCCAAGCTCGAATTTCTTTGGATCTACATCCTTATCTCCCCATGCATCGCGAATATCTTTGATTGAATGAGTGACAATGTGTTCAGTGCAAGGTACTGTAGAGCCTTCTGCTCCATAGAAGTACACTTCATGACCGAGAGACATCATCATTTCACAGAACTTGTGCATTTTTTGGGTAAAAGCGCACGCATAGTATTTAAGTGAGCAAGGAAGATGAACAAATCCCAAGACATGAAAACGGTATTTCCGTTTTACTGTCCTTTCCGTTAGCATCGTGTTTGGTAGATTCAACATAGGTGAAACTTATAGCATCCGCATTCGCTACAATGCAGAATAATGAGCTGGCGACCAAATACCTTCCGTGTTACATCAAGCATGTCCCACGAATGTTCCCCTCTGAAAAGACATTTGAACATGCCTAAGATGGACATGAGCCTGTTGTCTGATTCGAACAGACAGCCTGTTGTTTACAAAACAACTGCTCAACCGTTGAGCTAAACAGGCAAACCAATGTGTAAGGCGATTACACTTTCTTTCGTGCTTGATAAAAACACTACCCAAGTGCGACTTGGACGGGTGGACAATAGTGGTAATGCTCCACTTTTCTATCGTTGCAAACGATAAGTTCTTCTTTTGAACTAATTGCCCTTTCTGCTTGTTCTGTCCTTACGAGTTGAACGTAAATAAACAGATTCAAAGTCTGTTGTCCTACCATTGGACGAGAACAGATGTGTCAGAATAGTGAGGATCGAACTCACAATCTCACGATTCCAAGTCGCGTGTGTTTCCTTTAACACTTTATTCTGTAAAAGGCGCATGCTCCGAGAAACTCATCACAATTGCCCATATTATTATTATAATGCTTTCTTTGCTATTTGTGCTAGTATAGTTTCGAAATCCTCAGTCTGTTCCATCATGATTGATGTATTAACCTTAACCCGATACGGTATTCCATCCATAACTACGATGATTATCTCCCCATGCTGTTGTTTACGTACCTCTTGAATAATTGCAGCCTCATAGGGATTAACCACAATAGTCAGTTGCTTTGCGGCTATAATCTTTCGTTGCTCGTTGGTTAAGTTTTGAATCATCTTTTAATCAAACCTAAAATCATTATTAGTTATGGTAGCTCGTATTTGTTTATTTGTTCAAGAACAATTAAATCAATAATCTCTTTTACTATTTCATCTGTAAATTCATCACATACGTTCACTCTATCACTATAAAAGGTTTTCTTTGATTCATGATAGTAATACCAAGCTATTATCTTTTCCTTTGGCATGATAACAATTACAACTGATTCTGGAATCCTTTTATCATTCTCATGAGTTATCTGATGATATTTCATATAAATTAATAAATTATTAATACGGATCGAATGATGGCTCTACTCCTTGTGCTCCTCCAAATCCATCGACTGTTAATTTTGGCATCTCAAAGAATTTCGGTTCATCAATGAGGAATCTCCCGGTATTCTCCATCATGTGATCGTCCTTATCCTGTGGAGTCTCACTTTGATGCTTGCGTTCTGCAGTCTTGCCGGAGTACTCATTATACTGCCAATGTTCAAACTCGTAGATATGACGCACGCATGTATCAAAGACATATAATTCAGGTGGCTTGACAAGGTTTCCATTATTCTCCTGAAAGTCAAGAGCATCCTTTGTCCTGACGTTTGCCATTGTCCGTTCCTTTGAAGCTGGAGTATAACGAAGAGAATAGTTGCTAAGAGTAGTGATACGCTGTGCAAGGCTGTTATTTGTGTGTTGGTCTGTGATGAAGGCTGAAGGATCTATCTTTCTGTTAATAATTCTGAAGTTATCGCTCTTCTGACGAACACGGTAAATAAGCTCCTCAGTCGTGTAATTACCGTATAGTTCATCGATTATGTACTTCCTATCCATTTTATCTACTGCATACCATCCTACTGCATCAGGATTGCGAGGATGCACATCTGCACGCTCGTATACACAGTAATCACGAAGGTTAATTGCAAAGGGTTTTATTACATGAATTCTTCGGGTAAATGATTTATACACAAGACCTGTTAAATGTTGAAAACGCCCATAAATTCGAGCTTGCTTGTCATCCTCTGTGTATTCTGAGACCATTTTGACAATATCCGCATGATTAAGTATACCGCGAATCCCATGCTCCTTGCAATTGGCTTCGATGTCAGCCTGAAGTAAACCGACTGATTTTAATCCTGCCAATATATCTTCTGTCATATTAATAAGTTATTGTGTCTTTATGAGTAACAAAGCTATCGTAAAAATATGCTGAACCTGAGAGTGGAGTAAACACAACAATGATAATTCCTCCCAATCTCATACGCGAAATAGTAGCCTTGAATATAGCTTCAGGGGGAGGTTCATCAAATAATGCAAAACCAAGTGTCTTACTTTCAAATTCCTTTGGTTCCTGTTCGGTACTCATAATATCAAATTCAAAATCAGCATCGGTTTTCCATTTATATTCATAATTCTTTCCTTCTTTTCCAGTCGTATATTTTCCCTTTGGAAACCATTTATGCAATTCGGGAATGATTGTTTGAGATATCGTAGTCGGATCTGAAATGATGCGTCCTGTCTTTATATAGGGAAATTTATTGAAAAGAGGATAATTGAACCAATCAAGATTCTTTTCCTTGAATACAAGATTGGCAACGATATTACTCATCCCTGCCGTCTTTCCGATACCATTTGCAGCAATAAGAAGATTAATGAAGTGTTTATCCTCACCGATTATCTTTATAAATTGTTCCAATTTACCGTTTGGAGTATAAAAAAGATATTTACTATTTTTCTTCAGACTTTCAAGATGCGCTCTTGCCTTAGCTCGCATCATTAAATCGTCCGGGTATTTTACCTGTTGAGGCATATTCTGCGAGTTCTGCTGGTGTCCATCCCTTGAAATCTATTATCTCTGTCGGTTTTCCTTGAAGGAGTTCTGATAGCTTTGTGAATTTTTCAATGCTATCAGTAAGATGATGATATTGTTCGAAATTTAATCCCTTTTTCCCTCTTCCTCGTCTTTCTATCTCAGCAAGTGCTTGATCGCGTACCTTCTGTAATCGTTCAAGAAATGGTTTTGCTTCTACTTCTATACCTTTTGATTTTATTATTCTTGCTGGTTGTTTTGAAGTTGACTTACTATAACCACTCTCCAATAGTATTTTCCCTATAGGTTTATTTTTTCCATTTCTGTAATTTTCAGTAATTTTATTTGCTGCAATCTTTTGTCTTAATGTAGCCATATTGTATTTAAAACTTATTTAAAACTGCGGAGTAGCACAATCCATAATTCAAATTTCCTATCATGAATATTTCAGCTTTTCCTTTTCCTCCCAACCATTTGTCGAGCTTCGCTTTCTTCAAATCCTGCGGATGACCGAGCATCACTCCCCTATCAATCCATTCAAATATCCGTATTACCTTTGCTGCTTTGCGTGCATTCTGAATAATCTTCTCAGGATCTTCAGTGTGTTGAAGACAATTATATATCCATACTTCATCAAATCCTTTCAGTTCAATGTCCTCTCCCTTAATAGTAGCATATCCAATTCCTGCTGCATCATACCGCGCGTATGTCCATGAAGGATATCTGAGTGGATCCACAACCATTGAGTTCTTCCCAAGATTGACACATTTAAGAAGTAAACTGTAGGCTCCTCCTCCAATATCCAAAACTGACTTTCCTTTTAAATCGTAAGTAGGATATTTTTCATCCGGAGTCTGATATGCAACTAATCCCATATATCGTGCATAATGCATCTGCTTTGTTTCCTCCCAATAACTGTTCACACAATTATTATGCCAATCCTTTTCAAACTTCTGATCGTCTTTCCAGCTCATAATTCATTATACCTTTTTCTATTATAATAATAAAGGATGAAAGATACGTTGAAGAAATCTGATAGGGCTTCTTAGTCATTGTACGAAGGGTTATTGTTATAGTTTGATATACTAATTAGCTTTAAGAAGATAATATTTTATTGTATGTAAAATAATATAAAGTATAAAAGTTTTAATAAAAAAATCCAAAGAAAACCAGAATAGTCTCATTTCAATATCGCGTTAAACGCATCCTGATAACTGATAATATTCCCATACATCCTCCCACTCAAATCGCTCGCTATCCTTTTAAGGAACGGCATCCATCCTTTGACTGCTCCTCTATAGAACTTGAATTGATTCCTGTACGCTTCCAATTCCTGTTCCAATCGGAATGTCGGATCTATCAAATATCTATCCCACCACTCCGTAGGATAATATTGCTGTCTCATGTGTGTTTCTTCGTGAATAATTAAATCTCGCGGAATTATACACTTGTGTGGATTATATATCGTATCCCCATAAGTGAACACTGGAGTTATACCGCTAAGATTGAATACCTTCTCAATCTTCTTATAATTAGGGGGAAATTCATTGATTATTTTCATTCTTCTCCTCGTAATTTAATAAATAACTCCTCCCGCATCTTAGTATCAGCATCAACCAACCTATGACATTCGTTGCAACCCCTTAAAGTATGTTTAAAACTATAGAGTAGTTCCGGATGTGATCTATACCAATGTCTTCCATGTCGATGTAAATAGCCTTGAAATGAATGCCAACAATACTTGCTTATCATTACTTCACAAACATCTCCTATTTCTTTTTCTTCATAAAGTATATTAAGTTTTTTGTTTGCATCTATATTCCTTTTTCCTTCCTTTCTATTTTCTTTCTTAACTTTTCCCTATACTCCTTTATCACAGCGTTATCATGCTCTATAATAAAGACTTGGAAGGCTTTGTCTACTTTGGGTTTCTTCTCTCTTCCAAGAGTGAGGAGGTTAGGTGTGCCATATTTCCTTACTTGGTCAGCACTACTTTCCTTGGCT